AGTTTCCCATTTGTGCGCGAGATATTGTCATCAGCCGTTCCTAGTAAAGTTACCACCTTTTATAGCTGCACCCATCCCTCTAACTTCTCCTCCTGAACTTAATTTAGGTTTTCTTAGTTGTACTGCAGAAGTAGGTTTTGGTTTAGGTAGTGGTCTAGTATCAAGTGTTGCCCCCATTTTACTCATTGCTTCGTCTAAAAGACTATAGTCCACATTCATCTTTTGGGGCTTTAACTGTTTTTGTTTTCTTTTTTCTCTACTACTCACTTAGCACCTCCATCTTTTTCTTGCTTGTCTTAAACGACTGTTAGGATCTTTAGCTGCTTTTGGAAACTTTTTCATTTGTCCTGCAGATCTAGCGCAAAAAGACTTTCTTCTTGCAGCTCTCTTGCCTGTAGGTTTTTTCTCAGTTACAGCAGTTTGAAGTTTTGATCCAGGATTTTGTCTTCTGTATTTAGCTACACCTTTAGCGGTCATGCCCGCACCTTTTTTAGTAGGGCGTTTATCACCACTACTAATAGACATACCTTTCATGCCTTTGCCAGTGCGGACTCTTCCACCTTTTTTGTAGTCACTACGCATGAAAAATTGTGATCATGTCAGCGACATCTAAAGTGTACTTAATACTTGCACCATCTTGAAATAGAACCCCTTCTGAAGGTATTGTTCTATCTATAACAGTGTTAGCAGTACCTATAGTTCTAGACTTGAACAAAGTAGTACCTGACTCTGGTGTGCCATTGATGAACTCTACATCTCCTGCTGTGCCTCCAGAAGTAACCGAAAGACCTTTTAGCCTTATACGATTATTACCTTCTACGGCTTGAGCGCAAAGTGTTCCTGAACCTACTTTTATATTAGCAGCATATTGTGCAGAACACTCTACGGCTGTTACAGTCAAAAATAATTTAGTTCCTGCCACAGACTCAGCTGAACTTGTAGATGTTATGACCTCTGTCATAGCGTTACCAAAAACATCAGTGCCTGTGATCGTGCAAGTTTTAGCATTATCACCTGTACCTGTTGTGGTTACTATAACGTTTCTAGCAGCTCCTCCAGCAAAAGTGGTATTAGCCATTGTTGCAGAAGTGTTAGGTCGAGCTGCTGTAACTAAACGATCATCATCCGAAGCATTTTCATCACTAATTGTTAAAGCCTTTACGTCTGAAATACCCATGACTAGACTCCCAATTATGCTTCATACCCAAAAAGTTCTATGAGTAACTTTCCTGCTGTGTAATCTGCATCTGTTGTTGAACCTAGAGTTAGATATAAAAACTCATCTGCTGCTGGTACGGCTGAAAATATGACAACAGTACCTAGTGCAAGATCTCCTGAATCTACTAATGATGTTTCGGTTAAACTACTAATAGCTCCGTCCTCAACGCCTGTTCCTTCTGTAGCAGAGTGTACGTTGATATCTGCATCACCACCAGAAGGAGCTTCAAAACAAGTCATTCTTCCCGCAAGGATTGTTCCATTTCTGGCTGCCGTGATCTGTCCTATGTGACATACGTTAGATGTTCCATCTACACCAATGATATCACCACTAGCTGTTGATCTCAAACCAGTTAGATCAATAAGAATACTTGTCTTAATAATTCCACCTTCTCTAATTACAGAGCTTCTGTAAATAGTTCCAGTTCCACCAGTAATACCTGTACCAGCTTCAGTAGCCATTGTATTAGCATCTAAAGAAGTAAATCCCGCAGAACTAATTGACATTTGAGTGGTTTCAACGCCTGTTGACGCTGCTGTGGCTATAGAAGAATAACCACCTTCAGAACGTAATGTTCCTTTGAAAGTTGTATTTGCCATGTCAAACCTCCTTGTCTTGGCATGTCAGTCACCCCATGTGACTGTCAAGGTAGTCGTAGTATATAGTAAAAAGGGGCGACCCGCAAGTCACCCCTTAAAACTTTTAGGCTCCTGGAGAACCAAAGATCCCCAATGGATCAGATACACCGAAAGAGTATCGTTCTCTAGCTTTGTATCTTGAATTACCTGTATCAAAATCAGCATCCATAGATGTTGACATTGGTGTACGGGTAAAGTGCTTTAGACCATTAGGCACATCCGTCATGATAAAAAAGGCATCAGTATCTGTTAGATAGTGATTGACAGTGTAACCCTCTGGAATAGAACCATTATTTCTGATCGCATTTAGATCGTTGTCTGCTGTTCCAACACGACCTTCAGTCTCTAGCAATCTAGTTGCAACAAACTGTAGATTCGGTGGAATAACCAACTTACGAGGTCTTGCTGCAATTAGAAGTCCTCTTTCATCAGTCCAACCTGCGATTTGAATAACAGCAGCTTCTAACGAAGTTTCATTAAGATCAGCGGCTGTTGCTGGTTCGTTTGAGTTAGTACCACCTGAAACTAGTGGGTGGTCAGTGGCACAAAGCTCTTTACCATCACCATAAGTGGTTCCAGAAGAAAAGGCATTATTTAATATAGCTGCTGCCTTAACTTGTTTTGTGTACGCCATAGCCCTAGCCAATGCTTTAGTATAACGTGCAGATAAAGAATCATACAAGTTATCCTCAATAGCTTCTTCAGTAATTGAAAAACCCATTGCAACGGTTTCGTGGTTATAACGAGCTGTGAATGCTTCCTGTGCATTGTCAAAGGTAATGGCATCGCCTTCATCTTTAACAGGTGCTGCAGAAAATCCGCTCAGCTTTGTCTCTTCCTCGAAAGAACGGTCAGAAGTTTCGGATTCATATATCTCCGCATGTTCTTCACCGTACTTAGCATACTCTAATCCAAATAAAGCATTTAGACCAGGGAGGAGTTCTTTTAATAGTTGCGCTCTTGATATCGCCATGTCAAATTACTCCTTATACGCCAACAGTATTAATAAAGATACCCATTCTACTGTTACCTGTAGAAGTTAGACCAGTGTTTAATACAAGCTCTGCATTACAAGAGATTGTGGTAGCACGAGTCTTTGCTAAAGGTAATAAACCGCTGGCAGCACCATCGGCTGAAGAACCAGTAACATTAACTGCTTTGAAGATAACATGTGGATCGTCAACAACATAAGCCACAATATCATCTGCAGTTGTGCTTGCAGGATAATTCTGTCTAAATGTTTTTTGACCAGTGTTAGGATCAGTAAAACTGCATCCTTGGAACACGCCAACAACACCAGCTACTGCTGAGGTGTCATTTTGGAGCGTGGTAATAATCAGAGTACCATCGTTCTTATACTGCACAACATCTCCGTGGAATATGCCTGTGCCGTAGCCTGAAGCAATGGGAATCTGCCTAGTAGCCCCTGTATACGGACGACCGCCAACCAAACCGACTGGTTTTAGCCCATAAGGAGCATCAATAGTAGGATATGCCATAGTCGTAGACTCCTAAATTAATTGCCTTTTCCAAAAGTGACCTTCGACTTCCGTTCATTAAATAACGGCATTCTAGGGTCGTTCTCACGCATGAGGTTATTATCAACAGAATGAATTTGATTTTTCGTCTGCTGTTGATAGTGAGCAGTACGTTCATCAACCATCTCTTGTGGAGCTTTACAAAGCATCAAACCACCGATCACAATGTTATCTGCAAACTTGTCGTTTTCTACAGCAACCATTGTTATCTCTGGGTGATCCACTGCCTTTACAGGCTCCCAACCCTCACGTAGTTTCGAGGAAACATTAGGGGCATCAACTTGTCCTTGCATACTAGTTCGTATCCAACGATACACATAGCCGTCTTCTGGATTTGGCGAAGGTAGAGTTTCTGGACGCTGCCAACTCCTTTTCCTACTCCCTTTTTCACGAGTAGTAAGATCACGATCTATTCTGTTTTCAGCCATTTTCTTTCCTCATTTCTTCTGCAACCTTTTGGGCGTATAGTTCGTAGGGGACTCCTAACCTTTTAGCAATCGCCTGTTGTGTCTTAGTTAATGTGATCTTTTTAGGTGCTACGCTCCGAGTTGCGGGTGCGACCACATTAGGCTTTTGCTTTGGTTTCTCAACCTCTACATCTTGACCTCCCTCATCAAATTGACTAGGGAAGAGTTGGCGCATACGAGTATCTATTGCCTCGTAGTATTCATCGCTCTGCAGGTTCACACCTTGCTTTGCTAACTTGTTGTGCAGCCCCAAAGCCAGACTGGTCATCTCGTCATCTGTGCCAAACCATGGATTTTTCTTAGCCCACGCTACGGCTTTTTCATCGACCCTCTGTTCAGTCCCCGTCTTTGGAACACTGCCCGATACTTCTTCTTTTACAGGAGTTTCAGTTTCCTGTAAAGTGGGTAGTTTAAAGTTTTGTAACTTATCTGTCTTAATCTCTGCTTTTGTTAACTCTTGCTGTGCTTTTAACACAGCTTCTGAGTCACCAGCTTCATAAGCAGTCTTGTATGCCTTTTGAGCGTTTTCTAGTTCAGCTGTTGCACTTTTCTTAGCTTGCTCTAGTAATGCTTCTTGATTCTTAGTAACACTACCTTTTAGTTTCTTATTTTCTTCAACAAGAGTTTTTGCTAAGTTTTCAAGTTCTTGTTTCTCTCTGAAAGCCGCTTCTTTTGCACGTCTTTCATCGTGGTAGCCTTTACTAAAGTGCTTGATACGGTTCTGTACTTGCTCAGAATACTTTTTGAGTTCTTCCTCTGTAACGTCTTCTGGTGGTTCAGAGGGTTTACGATTTCTATCAGCTTTAGGGGTATCATCTATAATCTCGACTTCTACCTCCTGTTTTGCCTCTACTGGCTCTTCAGCTTTCTTTTCTTCTTTGCCTTTACCAGATATATCTACTTCTATCGCTCCCGAATCCTCAATATCTATCTGAGGTTTTTTATTTGCTTCGTGAGGAAAATCAAAATTTACTTTCTCAAATGCCATTATTTTTTCCTTATATTGCTCTCGCTACACCGCGAGGATCATTAACTACAGCTTCGATAGAATCATCGTTCATAAGACGATACTCGACTCCATTCACTTTAAATCTCGTACCACTGTTAGCACGAAACATCACGTAGTCACCAGTCTTACACCAAGGCTGATCACCAAACCGTTCTTTGTCCTGATAGGCTTGATCACCTACATCAACCACAAGTCCTATAATAGACATGACATAATCGAAATGTATTTCTTTGTCTGTCTTTAAAACTTTGGTATTTTGGTAAGTTTTCTCAACTTCAGGTAAAGCCACTAGTATCTTATACCCAACAGGCTTAGGTAACTGGGCCTCAATATCCTCGCTTGCTACATCACGAATATCTACATCCCCGTTATATTTCTGCTCATCATTCATTGTTGTTATTTTATTCATCTTCATCTTCCATATAATTGCGCGAAAGGTCTTCTATATATGATATGCTAGTCTCCAGACCTCGTATAAGACCAGTCATCTCCTTGTACTGGGAAAAATCTTTTGCCCCAGCGGATACAAGAAACTCTATTGCCTGTTTTTTATCGGCTTCTAATTTTTCTTTAAGCACGTCAAAGACGGTTTTTGCCATTACTGTTTCCTAGTTGTTTTAAATAATTCCAAGTCTAATTTATTATCTTCTTTAACTTTATCTGCTTGTAATCTAACGCCTTTCTCCTGAGCGTCTATCTGTACCTTAGTTTTCTCCAGATTAAGTTTCTCTCTGTTAAGAGCAGCGTCTGCTGCGTCTTTCTGAGATTTGCGCTGTACTTCAGCAGACTTTATTTGCATTTCAGCTTGCTGCATCTGAACCACAGGGTCTTTCGCTTTAGCCATAGCTTGCTTTTGAGCAGCCTGCTTCATATTAGACTGTGTAAGTTGTTTACCTGCTTCAGCAACGACTCTAGCTAAGTTGACTTCTATCTCTTCAGATAGTTCTGTATTCGGTGCTGGTAACGGTGCGCCCACACGATCCTCTATATCTTTTCTATACTTGAATCCTAGATGCTCTGCTATGTGAGCTTGTAGTCCAGCCATGATTCTCTTGGCTTGTGGGTTCTGACCTATCATCTGAGCGATCGTTGGATCTTGCATAAATGACATGTGTGCAGCTATGTGAGCCTGATGATCTTGATAGATAAAAGCTTTCATCGGTTTACCTAGTAGAGCTGACATGTTTTCACTTACAGGATCTGTAGGTTTAATATCATCTCTTGTTGGTACAAGCTTGTCAGCGTTCTTTACACCTAACACTTCTATCATCTGTCTGTGTAACTGTGGTAAGTCATATATCTGGGGTGCTTGTGATGCCATCTGTAATACAGCCTGATACTGCACCACTCTCTGAGCCATAGTAGAACTATTCGGATCAGATACAGGTATGACATCTGTCATAGAGTAGTCTATCTGCCTTGCTGTTACTTCACCTCTTTCAGGTAGGTAAGAATATTCAGCGGGTGCATATTCAGCCATTAACATCTTTAGGAGCTTGAACTCTTGTTTCATAGCGTAATGAACACGGGCTTGTACTGCTGCCATAGGCTTCAGCGTTCTTTCTAAAAGAGCCAGTGTTGTACCGACAGGAGCGTTAGCTGACATGTCCGATATGTTCATATCACTGATAGCTCCTAATCTTCTGCCCTCTGTTGTTATCTTATCAAGAAGAGCCAACAATGTTTGACTAGGCTCCTTGTAAGGTAGAGGCATTATGTTATCTCGAATACTACCAGACGGTACATCTACGTCTTTAAATTCACCTGGTTCAATAGGCGTATCATCTCCTTTAATACGTAGTCCACGAGATTTAAGACCGCCTGGGAGATTAGAGAGAGTACCAGCATCAACAAGCTGACGAATGATTGAAGTTCCTGCACGGGCGTACCCTCCTATAATGTGTATTAATCCAAGCCCATAGAAACCAAACCCTGGGACATATACATAGTGAACGAAATGCTGTCGCTTCAGTTTTAACTGATCTTCAGGGTCATAGTTTCTACGTATGGCTAATATAGAGTTAGACCCACGCTCTATAGTAACCACATACGGTTTAGCTATCTCATCATCAGATTCATCAACACCCTCGATAATAAGATCAGCATGTATCTCATAAATAGCGTAACGGTCATCATCTGTAAGAGAGTACCCACCCTCTTCAGCTTTACGCTCTTCTATATCTGTATGATATGGTTCAGGATCACCTAAATCCATGTCACGATAAAAACCAACAGCCTGTAGCTTTTTTAACTCGTTCTTAGTCTTACGCATCACATGTGTAACACGTTCTGCTGTTTCTATGTGCGATGCACCGTAAGGAACAATGACATCTTCAGCTGGGATAAATATAGCACACTGTCTACCTAAGTTAGGATCGTAATATACTTTCTTAAAAGCAGAACCAGCTAAACCAAGATTATACAAAAGGCGTTCGTGTTCTGGTCTGTACTCGACCATATTGTCTGTCAACTGATAATTCATGTCAGCTTTTACACGGGTAGCCGCTGCTTCTTTCTCTTTCGTTTCTTCACCAAGTATCTTTGTTTTTACAGGTCCTGATGCAGGAAACGTTTCACTCATGGTTTCAGCTTGGAATCTTATAGCTGCTTCGGCTAACACTGTAGAGTAAACGCCACAAGCCCCTTCCCAAGGTTCTGTTCTTTCTTCGTACTTAAATCCAAGTACATCTAAACCTTTTACAAATATGTCAGCCCATTCTTTGCGGCTGTCCATATCAGACTCTACCATACTAAGTAAGTCACCTGACAACGCTGCTAGCTGACTTTCATCCAATATCTCTGCCAAGTTACCATCAAACGGCATCATGTCTGCTGGTGTAGCTTCAGGTATAATCGTAACTTCTACGCTACCATCATCTAATGTTACCATGTCAGGATTTACAATATCTATTTCTAAATCTGCATTTCCCATGTCATCCATCCCATTAGGAGCTGGATCCATACCTTTTTCTATCATTGTGTTACTCCTATAAGATCAACGATTCCACCACTATACATACCACCTAATATTCTCTCTTTTTCTTTTTGTAGTTCATATGCCCTGCTCGTCATTCTCTGTTCTAACTCATCACCAAACACACCCATGTCAATAAGTTTTACTTCTAACATATTCATGTTTTTAGCAGCTTCCATATCTAAAAAATTTTCCATAAGTTGCCTAGTCGATAGTTTTTCCATTAGTAATATCCACTTTTTCTACGCCTGAAATATATTATTTCTTCAGGTTCATCATTCGGTAGTCTTATAAAACCCCCCTGTCTGAACCTCATCAAAGCCATAACAGTGGAATCTACGAGGTCATCATGACTCATAAATGGAAATCCTGCAACCTCTTCTATCAATTCTTCTGCCCATCTTGTTTCTGGAACCCATACCAAACCAGAAGATACAATATCTGTTACAGAATTTAAACGTGCTAATTTATCTCCTGAGCCTCTATGTGGGGTATACTCCTGTACAGGGATACCCATGCGCCTCATCTCCTGATAGACTGCTGTACCTGCACTCTTTTTCTCCACGATGAACGAATCAGGATTCCACTCGTTGTACTCATCCATAGCCAAAGCTTTCAACTCAGGAAACTCCAGACGCTTCTTTATACTGTTAAGAAGTATAATATTATGCGTGTTATCACTTTCATTCAAAAAGACACCCCATGTGGTCAATGCCGTATAGTCTGCTCTGTTATGTGTTTCAGCCGCTGCATCCAGTGACATAATAATATATTCACACAGCGGAGGCCGCTCATCCTTCCACTTCATCCACCATTCTCTTTTGACAATAGAAGCTTCTTCTGCTGTAGGTTCCTGTTGATACTGTGCGTTCCACTGAAAGACAGGCATAGATGCCTTTGTCCTCATCAGCGCATCCATATCAAAGAACTCAGGCCATAGTGGTTTTTCTACTTCTTTTTTAGTTTTCTGGTCTTGAATCTTTAATATCGCTGGAAACTCTACTACCTCGTACTGGTCTGACTTATCATTTTGAGCCATGTCCTTGGTAACACGTCCTGTCAAATCATCCATGTGCCAACGTGTTTGTATGATAGCTACACGACCCCCAGGCATCAAACGTGTTCTAGCACCAAAGGTAAACCAGTCATACGCTTTCTCAAAGACTTCAAAGTTACCATTTATCACATCTTGCTCAGAATGAGGATCATCAACAAGCAGCAAGTCAGCACCACGACCTGCAATAGAGGAACCGATTCCACAAGCATAATACTCTCCTCCTGTGTTTGTATTCCACC